TCCATTGTCTGGACCTGTGCAGACTCTTTGCGTTGTGAGCGAGCGATGCCCTCTTGGGACTCTCTAGCCCGTATGGCCGAGTTAGCTCGTTGCGCTCTGATTTGTTCAGCAGCCGAGGCTTGTCCTTGGGCTTTCTCTTGAGCGTTAGCCGCCGCTCGTTGACCAGCGTAGGATGATATAGCTGTCGCAGCACCTATAGCGATAGGATTACACATAATTGTTATTAATAAGAAGAAGGATTGATTTGAAAGGAAAGAAAGTCAGAAGAGTCATCGTCGGAGAACTCAGCGCCACACCATTTCAACCATCGAATGGCAAGGGTGTTTTGAACGTGAACGTGGTTTACACAGGGGAGGTTGTAATGGTTAACAATAAAGGAAAGCCAAGCTTTACTAGCTTTCGCAAACTCAAAGCCAGCCACTTGGAACAACCTGTCGGTGGTTAACAACCAGATGTAATTAGTCTCATCCTTGATAAGCTCACCGATCCCAAAGCAAGCCAAAGGGGTTCGATCCTTTTTATCACATATGGTCCACGTTTGGAAGTCCTGTGCTAGTCCTAGTTCAAGGGCTTGTGTTGGGGTAGACCCGCTAGTTAACTCGCATTCAAGCTTGTCGATGTGTCGCATGTTAACACCTACCTCATCACAATCCGACTTTCGGGCTGCTCGTATGTAGGCGCTATTGTATTCTATTTGAACGGGTATGGACGTTGACTTCGAATTCACAGGCTTGGAAGTTAGAGGCAAATGCACTTGAGTTGATTATCTTAATAACCGAATCTTTGGCTTGTGTAAAGATCGAGAATCTTAGATTTCCATCTTGAGAAAGAATGGTGTCAGTAGAAGTGACGTTAATAACATTCGGACTGTAGGTGAAGATACGCTTGTCCCTTGCAAGAGGTGTTACTTCCACCTGGAAATCTAAAGCATCCGTAAAGAACAAGGTGCCATTCCGTAGAATCATGCGAGATAATCCAGAGGCAATAGGTGGGTTACCTTGTTTAAATACTGGTTCACTAAAGGTGTATTCTAGGTTGTATCGGACTCCAGTGAAGAACGTGCGGTTGTATGACTTAACACTTACTAGACTACCGTTGATGTAGTTAATAAGAACACGCTTCCCAAGATGGTCATATGCTTCAATAACATCCTCAGGATCGGGAGTGAACCCAAGGTCAACAATGAGGTCCGTTGGTAGCTCAGTAGCACTTCCGACAATTGTGTGCTTCTTAAGCATGTCGAGGTGGATCGTAACACCACCAACGGTGTCATCTTCACGCCTTAGCTCTTCACACTTCAGTTCCGTTATTAATGTCTCTCCTTCTTTATCACCAATAACAAACAGGGAGCTGTTGATGAACTCTAGGCTGAGGACATTGAAGGGCATCTGGAACTTACTCCAAGAGCTAACAATCTTCTCTCGTCCGTTAAAGAAATACTTGTAGACGTAGATCGTGTTGCCTCCTGAGCTGAGAGCAATGAGATCAGTAGCAGAGGAACCAGATGTTACTAGGATGTTACCTTTGTTAAGATAGCCGGGAACCTGTGTGGTAATGTCAGCCGAGTCGTAAACATCCGTGGTGGCATTGAGAGAATACTCTTGCATCCCAAGGAAGTTCCCACGTGTGAAGGGGAAGTATACGTAAGAGCCAACAACAAGAGGATTTTCGGATGTGTTAACCTCATAGTTTGTGACAGCCTCAAGAGTGATTGTTTGGTTAGTGAGTGGATCACCCTTAAGAACAAACTGACCTCGATCCGAAAACAACAAGAGGTTCTCTTGGAATGCCACACTGCCTCGTAGGTTTGTTACGTTAGCGGTTGCCGAAGTAACATCAATCGGTGCGGTATCCAACAGAGTCCTGACGGTGGTCCTAAAGAAGTTAAAGAGTTCACCAGCTTCCGATAACACCACAGAGTCCTCATAGATGAATCCTAGGCGGTTCTTGAAGAAGACAAAGTTGTTAAGTGTCTTGCCGACAAAGGAAGGGAACGGGTTAGTCTCTTCATCTCCAACTTTCCGTTTAGACCATCCGGTTGTGCTAATGGTAAAGGTGTTTAGGCCAGTGTTGATTAGTTGGAGTGGTAGTGTATCAGGATCCAGAGCCACATTGATGGCTGGTCCTACATCTTCTTGCCATCCACCTTCACCGAAAGATTGGCCATCATTAGTCTCAAAGCGGAGATAGTAATCATCTTCGTTAGCGTTAGCATCTCCACGAACAGCTACACGAAATCCATCAGGACCACGAACCGGTAGATCCGAAAGTGAATCGACTTCCTTGTGGACGAGACCTAATCCTGATCCAGCAAGCCCATCAAATGCTTCAAGGAAGAAATCGTTGTTATCGTTTCGATTGATAAGGATCGTTCCATCTTTGTCCTTTGAGGTGTAATTGGAAGTTACGTTTGAGTTTAATGATGAAGTAGCTGCAAGGTGTATCGCCGGACTCACGCTCTTTAACGCTTTGGTAAGTTCTTGAGAAATGTTAGTGGTGTCGGCTGCGCCCTCGCTTGAATTGGCTCCGGATTTTGCAGTAACAATATGAACTTCATCAAACGGCTCAGAAGAACCTATTGTTGTGGCAAACGTTTGAGCGGTAGGATAACCAATTGTCTCTCCTGGATGTAGCAGAGTGATCCCCGTGACGGCCCCGGAGCTATCAACAGTAATATCAAACTCAGGTCTAATAGACCACTCGACAACGGAGGGAAACTCTAAGGTTGGCTCATCGCTTGGATCGTAATCGCTTCCACCAGAGTTAACACTAACGGATTCAATCTTGTAAGTATAGGAAAAGGCTACTCCTCGAAGGAGGGTCACTGCCTCCACACTCCAAGTAACATCAAACTTCGCCCCACCTCCATTGAATGTCCCCTTCTCTCGGAACTTAAGACCATACTTCTTAGAGTAGTCTCCTTGTTTAATAAACACCAAAGCTCGGGACGCATCAAGCTCCTCAGATAGCTCGGCGGTCTTTACAACAGTAACAGCAGTGTTGAGAAGGAAGGTGCTGTCACCGATGGTAAGAGCTTTGATCTGGTCGTGAGTGTTGCTTGCGTTGGCTACGGTCGAGTAGTTGTTATTAAAAGTATAACCACCTTCATCACCTGCAATAACATCCGCACCAGTAATCGTTCCTTCTGCTCCAGTATCTAGGTTGAAAACCCGGATAACACCTTTGCCATCAGCTCGACTACGATTCTCCATCGTAACAACATACCTTTCGGATTCACTCCTGTTGACGAAGTGGAGAAAGTCTCCTTCCGAAGCTATAGCACCTAGGTTAGCTGTGAGCCTCGCAGGAGGTCTCTTAGTGAGTCCTTTTGTTACTGTGGAAAGACCGTTTATCTGCTCTTCACATTGACCAGCTAAACGCACCTGAGGTGATTGTTGGCTGACCCCTTGGATGAGGTTAGGGACGGTAGTTGTGATGTTAGCCATTATTAATATTAAGCAATGTCAGTGCGTCTATTGATGCCAACACGTGTAGCAGTGTCGTAGTTATCGAAAATTGTTCGGTCTGAGTTGTTACCTTCAGCTTCTTCCATAGATGCTTTGGCGCGAATCTCATCACGGTAAATAAGTGCCTCAATCTCACGGGAACCAATAAGTCGGTTGGCAAACATCCGTGAGGCTTTAAGGGCAATGAACCGTCGAGCTTGTTCGGGCAGCTCTTCGTATTCAAGTAAAAATGTAATGTTAACCTTAAGCTCATCGACAGTGAATGTGTCAATGTAGTTCTTGCGGTCAAACAAAGTGGAGCCTCGTTGGACTACGTCATAGCTGTGATCGACTGTGTCCACTTGAAGGACGTTGTCTGGTAACACAAACTGGTTAGAAGCGTTGACTTCTAAGGTGTAGTCTTGGGCTGTATTAAAGTGCCACCCATCTTGTTGAACCTCGCGTGACACTTCATCAAGAACACCCTTTGCTAAAGCAGCCGAAGGAGGAAGAGAAGTGGTGTTCGCTATCGAGTTTACAGGTGCTTCGGTAACGTAACCGAGCATAGTGTTAACAGCGTCAAGTTTGGTGGTAAGGGTAGCCATAGTAATTAAAGAAAAAGAAAAGGCCGCACCCCCATCGAAAGTGATAGGAGTGCGACCCTTGGGTTATTGGGTTGTGTTAGGTGGAAGAGTCCGAGATTTCAAAGGCAGCCTCAGGTCGAAGGATGCCGTGGCCCATAGCATACTTAGCTACGAACAGGCTTCCTTGGAGTTCAACCTTGTAATCGCTTTCGGTAGCAAGGTCGAGGAGCTTGACGGTTCCGATAGCCGATGGGTGTCCACCGATGATCTCAGTGGCAACAAGGTTACCGTTGTATCCTTCACCAAAGCTAGTACCACCAAATACGTCGTTCTTAACT